GCATATTGAGAAGATAACAGAGCTATACCCTTGGCAGCAACAAATACTAGACTCGGCAACAGTTCTCGACTGCGACCACATCAACGTCATACTTGACGAAGGTGGTTTCAGCGGAAAAACAACCGTAGGTCTACTAGCAATGCTACGAGGCGTAGCCCAACTTATCCCCCCTCAGAAAGATGCAAGGGACGTATGTCGCATCATCATGGATACCAAGACCAAGCCCATGTACATCGTGGATGTTCCCAGAGCACTCAAAAAGTACCGCATGGCAGACTTCTTCTGTGGCATCGAGACAATCAAGGGCGGTTACTGTTATGACGACCGCAACCACTTCAGGCAGAAAATAATAGGGTCTCCTGTCATCTGGGTATTCGTAAACAGAATGCCCCCACTCAAGTATATCACTCGCTGTAGGTGGAGATTCTTTCAAATCGACCCAGAGGATCACGAGCTGCACTTGTACTCGCAAGAGGACGTCGACAATATGGAGATATTCCAGCAGAACTCCCGCAAGAAGAAAAAACAATATAAAGTTAAAGGTGGGGTGTAACCCCCTTAAAGGGCATCCGTTATACAAAAGCTATAACGAATGCCATATGGCAAACGCAAGTACACAGCTAAGCGTCGATCTGCACCGCGTCGTTCTTATACTCGAAAATCATCCAGACCATCTCGCTACGCTAATCGGAAGCGAAAATACAGCAAGGTATCTAAGAAGCGGACGACATGGCAAGCGGGTACTACTGCATCGCCTATGCGCAGATTCGTCTACAATGACGAGGCTTTCTCAGTATCTCTCTCAAACATCACAACCCCAGCCTTCAACATCTTCAGGGGTAACTCCTGCTACGACCCCGACTACACAGGAGCAGGCGTCCAACCTTACGGCTGGGACCAGCTGTGTCCTACATTCTACACCCACTACAATGTGCGGGCTAGCAAGATTACCGTATATCCGTCCGTGAGGCAAACATCCACCTCAGACTTCTGCCCCCTGTTCGAGTGCATCGTCGTACCCTACAGAGAGACGAGCATCCCCTACATTGAACTGGCAGACATACGACGCATGCCATATGCTCGATCTATCAGGTTCGCATCACTCTCAACTGCAAACACACGACCCCCGCGTGTGTCATCTTACACTACCACAACGGCAATGTGGGGCAAGGAGGTATCCAACGACTCAGATGCCATTGGTCAGTACAATGGGAACCCCGTCAATACCTGGTACTGGTTCGTCTTCCTAGACAATACAACATGGGCCACACCCACGGCGGTCACCGTCAAATTTGATGTCAAAATAGTCTACTACACAAAACTCGAGAGGAAGGTCGAGTTAAATGAATCGTAAATAAATGACCACTCGGAAAACACTACAAAAATGTGGTGTACTCCCAAGGAGGCCGCGGAGCGGCCGACCGTCGGGCCGCAGGCCGCGCTGGCGCGGCCGAGGACTGGGGCGCCGGAGGCGCTTGGTCTATCAAGAATTATGTTACATCACCTCGATAACACGAATGTGCCAAATGTGCCAAGTATACCAAAGTAATAGAGGGGAGGGGGGGGGCAGTGCTACAGCGAAGCGCCCCCCCCCCTCCCCGACTCACGTCGGGGCCCGTCGTGTTCCCTCGAGAACACGTGGGAGTCGGCCGAGCCATCGCCGACTTAGCGCGGGCTCACCGCGTGCTCACCGCATGTGAGCAGACGTCCCCTTACATGTGAGGTGACGTCTCATCCCGGGGGTTAAAGGGACCCCCCTCCCCCTAAAATGGCCACCCTGGCAGTGAACCCCATCACCAGTTACGACTTCACAATCCCGGCGGACAAGAACGACGTCACGTCCATTCAGAAATGGATGCAGAAATACTGCAGCAAGTACGTCTTCCAAAAGGAACGAGGAGAAGAAACCGGTTACGAGCACTACCAGTGTCGAGTCCGTTTGATCAAGAAACACAGGGGGACGGAACTTAAGAAAATGTGCCCATCCGACTGGCACTTCCGTCCAACCTGCAGCACAGTACATAAGACAAGTGACTTCAACTATGTCATGAAGGAGGAGACCCGCATCGAGGGCCCCTGGACCGATGAGATGTTCGACGACGACTTTCAAATGCCCTGGCATATTGAGAAGATAACAGAGCTATACCCTTGGCAGCAACAAATACTAGACTCG